AAACCAGAAGGTGATGAAATTGGCAAGAAGGCTTCTTCAAGAATGAGTAAGTCATCTTCTAAAGTAAATGCTGGTGCAAAGTCACCAGATGGTATGGCTCGCCTTCAAGGCTCAGCTCCTGGTCAAAAGGGAATGAGAGAAGAGGAAGAGTTAGATGATGAAGAGCTAATTTATGAAGCTCAAGAAGATGATGAAGAAGAGGATGAAGATGAAGACGAGAAGGAAGAGAAAAAGTCTTCCAAGAAAAAAACAGAAATGAAGGCAGAAGAGATTGAAGTCGATGTAACCGACGATCTCAATGCACTTTTCTACGGAGAAGAACTCTCCGAACACTTCATGCAGAAGGCAGCTACAATTTTTGAAGCTGCAGTAAAAGCAAAAGTAGTTGAAGAAGTTCAAAAGTTTGAGGCACTATACGAACAGCGTCTAATCGAAGAAATCGAAGAGATTGCTGAGTCCCTAGAGACTCGTGTAGACGCTCACCTTGATTATGTTGCTGAGCAGTGGATTGCTGAGAACCAGCTTTCTATTGACAACGGCATCAAGACCGAAATTGCTGAAAATCTAATGCAAGGTCTTGCAAATCTCTTCTTGGAGAACAATATTGATCTCCCTGAAGAGGAACAAGATGTAGTTGCCGAAATGGCAACTAAACTAGATGAGATGGAGGAAAAACTCAACGAACAGATTGAAATCAATGTTGAGCTAAACCAAGAAATCGGATCATACATTAAAAATGGAATTATTGCAGAAGTATCCGAAGGTCTAGCAGAAACACAGAAAGAAAAACTGTTCAGCCTTTCAGAAGGTGTTGAGTTTATTAGTGAAGAATCTTTCCGTGACAAGGTTGAGACTATTAAGGAAAACTATTTCCCAAGACTTCAATCAAATTATGTGGAAGACCTAGTTGAGAAAAATCAAGACTTCTACGAGGGACCAATGGCAGCTTATGTACAAGCTGTTTCCAGATGGGCTCAGTGATAGTCTAGATTTATATAAATATTAATAGATTCCTAACAATAAATTTAACAACCCAGGAGTTACCCCCCAATGTTTAATTCAGAATCACTTCAAAAGAAATGGGCTCCTATTTTGGAGCACAACGATCTAAACCCAATTACAGACAGATATCGTAAAGCTGTAACTGCAGTTCTTCTAGAGAACCAAGAATCATTCCTTCGTGAAGAGCGTGGCGTTCTTTCCGAGGTTGCCGTTAACAGCACTGGTTCATTCACCGCAGGTGGAGCTGGTGCAGGCGCTCATGGTTTCTCAGGTGGTGCTGCTGCTGGTGGTCCAGTTGCTGGTTTCGATCCTGTTCTAATCAGCCTAATCCGCCGTTCAATGCCTAAGCTAATTGCTTATGACATTTGCGGTGTTCAGCCAATGAGCGGTCCTACTGGACTAATCTTCGCAATGCGTGCTCATCGTGGTACTGACCGTAATGGTAACGGTGCTACTCCAAATGTATTCGACAACGAGACCTTCTTCAACGAAGTTCCTTCAGGTTTCTCTGCTGCTGGTGGTGCATACTCTGCAGCAACTGGCGAAGGTGCAACCAACCCAGGCGTACTAAATGCTTCACCTGCAGGTAACTACGGTTATGTACAGGGTATGAACACCAACGCTGCTGAAGCTCTAGGCGAGGCAGGTTCAGAGTTCCGTGAAATGAGCTTCTCAATCGAGAAGGTCACTGTAACAGCAAAGAGCCGTGCTCTAAAAGCTGAGTACACCCTAGAACTAGCACAAGACCTCAAGGCTATCCATGGTCTTGATGCTGAGACTGAGCTAGCTAACATTCTAAGCTCAGAGATTCTAACTGAAATCAACCGTGAAGTAGTTCGTACCATCTATGTAACTGCTAAGCCTGGTGCTCAGAACAATGTTGCTAACGCTGGTACTTTCGACCTCGATGTTGACTCCAATGGTCGTTGGTCAGTAGAGAAGTTCAAGGGTCTACTATTCCAGATTGAGCGTGATGCAAACGCAATCGGTCATGAGACTCGTAGAGGAAAGGGCAACTTCATCGTCTGTTCAGCAGATGTTGCAAGTGCTCTAGCTGCTGCTAAGGTAATGGATTACACCCCACTACTCAACACTTCAGACACCCCAGACGACACCGTATCAACTCTAGCTGGTACAATCAATGGTCGCATCAAGGTATATGTTGATCCTTATTCAGCAAATATCTCCAACGATCATTACTATGTAATGGGTTATAAGGGAAGCAATGCATATGATGCAGGTCTCTTCTATTGCCCATATGTTCCTCTCCAGATGGTTCGTTCCATCGGTCAGGACACCTTCCAGCCAAAGATTGGCTTCAAGACCCGTTACGGCATGGTTGCAAACCCATTCGCAGGTGGTCTAACCCAGCGTTCTGGTGCTCTTCAGGCAAACGACAATGTTTACTACAGAAGAACCAGAGTCATCAACCTCATGTAAAAATAAGGTTACATTTATTGAGGGGTCATTTGACCCCTCTTTTTTTATAAATAAATGTTAACAACCTTTTTGATCTATGGCATTTATTTACAAAGCTACAAACACGCATAATGGAAAAATATATGTTGGTAGAACTTCAAAACCAAAATTGCGTATGAGAGTAGATTCTCATGTTTGGTATGCAAAAAATTCTAATTGCAATATACCATTTGCAAATGCATTAAAAAAATATGGAAAGAAAGGATTTTTGTGGGAAATACTTGAAGAATGTTCTAAAGAAGATGCAGGAAGTAAAGAAATATATTGGATAGATAAATTAAAACCTCAATATAATGTAACTTTAGGAGGTGACGGAGGAACATACGGAAAATGCTGTCCAGATCATGTTAAAGAAGCAACTAGAAAAGCAAGAAGTAAACCAGTAGTAGATAATACAACAGGAATAATTTATCCCAATGCAGTTGAAGCATCTAAATCAACTGGTGTTATGAAATCAAGTATATCTAGAAGTTGCAATAATAATTTAACTAAATGTAGAAATAGTAGATTTCCTAGGTTTAGGTTTGCAACCTAAATAAAAATAAAATACTATGTCAGCTAATTTTATAGGCAATTCAGGATGTCCTTCAAATTTTTTAACTGGAATAGGATTTCAATTTCAGTTAATTAAATATCCTAAAGTATCTTTCTTTTGTCAATCTGCAACTGTTCCTGGGATAAGCATCTCTGTTGCAAATCAATCTACAAGATATAATGCAATTCCACATCCAGGTGATGAGATCAATTTTGAAGATTTAATTTTAAGATTTATTGTAGATGAAGGAATGAGTAATTATGTAACCGTACATAACTGGATTAGAAAATTAGGTCATCCATATTCATCACGAGATATTCAAGAACTTCCTGGTGAAGATTTGGAAGATAAGACTTATAGTGATGCGGTATTGTTTATTCTAGATTCAAACTTTAAAAAGAAATTTAAAATTGTATTTAAAGATATTTTCCCAACAAGTATTGGAGATCTTACTTTTGAAAGCACAGCAACAGATGTCCAATATTTTACAGTAACAGCCTCTTTCAAGTACACTATATATGATATATACGACATTAATGACAAGAAATTATGATTGATATTGACTTTATTAAAAATGAATGGAAACAAGATTCTATAATGGATCCAGATTTGTTAGACCATGAATCAATTAAAATTCCTCAATTGCACAGCAAATACTTAAATTATTTTTCTGATGTAAGACTTATTAAAATCAAGAAAGAACAAGATTACAAAAAATTACTTAGAGAAAAATTTGAGTATTATACTGGCAAAGCAGATACAGAAGTTTATGTAAAAAAACCTTTTGATTTAAAAATTTTAAAGCAAGATGTACAACTTTACATCGAATCAGATGAAGAAATTCAGTCAGCTTTAAATAAACTAAATTATTATAAAGAAATGATGTTTTTACTTGAAAGTATTCTGAGTAATATTAACACCAGAGGGTTTCAAATTAAAAATAGCATTGAATGGCAAAAATTCATGCAAGGTACTATTTAATGGCAGATGTTATTATTAAGAAGAAAAATGAAGTCTATTTGACTGTAGAATGTGAACCTCATATAAAATTTGAATTATCTGAGTATTTTACCTTTGATGTTCCAAATGCTAAATTTATGCCACAGTTTAAATCCAGAATGTGGGATGGAAAGATTCGTCTTTTCAGTCCCTATGATGGGTTAATTTATGTTGGGCTGTATGATTATCTTGCAGAATGGTTATGTTCTAGAGGATACACATACCTAGATGAAGACAATAAATTTTATGGAATGCCAAAAGATTCCAACCAAGAGATTACTCCAGAAGGATTGGTTGATTATGTAAAAACATTAGGTATTCCTTTTAAGGTCAGAGACTACCAATATAAAGCAATTTACGAAGCACTTAGAAACAATCGTAGGTTACTTTTATCTCCAACTGCATCAGGAAAGTCTCTGATGATCTATTGTATTGTCAGATATTATACTGATAAAAATTTAAATGTTCTCATCATCACTCCAACTACATCTCTTGTAGAACAGTTATCAAAAGACTTCCAAGATTATGGTTGGGGAGAAGATGTGCATAAAATTTATGCAGGTAAATTAAAGCAAACTAACAAATCTGTAACCATTACAACTTGGCAATCAATTTACAAATTACCAAAAGCATTCTTTGAAAAGTATGATGTTGTGATTGGAGATGAGGCTCATCAGTTTAAAGCTAAGTCTCTAATATCCATCATGACAAAACTGCATAATTGTAAGCATAGAATTGGGTTCACAGGTACTCTGGATGGGTCAAGCACAAATCAACTCGTTTTAGAGGGGTTATTCGGTCCTATTAACAAGGTTATTAAGACCAAAAATTTGATAGACAAGGGGTATCTCTCAAACCTCAAAATCAATATCCTTCTTCTCCAACATGGTTATTCGCCATTTGAGTCATATCAAGAAGAAATAGATTACATTTGTCGTCATGAACGACGAAACAACTATATTAAAAATCTTGCAATAAATCAGGAAGGAAACACTCTGATTTTATTTGCTATGGTAGAGAAGCATGGCAAAGTACTTCACGAAATAATAAATAGTAATATAGACAATGATCGAAAAGTGTTCTTTGTTTATGGTGGAGTGGATACCGAAGAAAGAGAATTAATTAGAAAACTTACAGAAGAAGAATCTAATGCAATTATTATTGCATCTTATGGTACTTTCTCCACTGGTATTAATATTCGTAACTTACACAATATTATTTTTGCAAGTCCAAGTAAATCAAGAATTAGAAATCTCCAATCAATCGGTAGAGTATTGAGAAAAGGAGAAAATAAATCTAAAGCAAAACTATTTGATATTGCTGATGATTTCTCTAAAGGAGAAAAGAAGAATTATACTTTAAATCACTTAATAGAAAGAATTAAAACTTACTCAGAAGAGAACTTTGAGTATGAAATAATTCCAGTAAATTTCAAAGGACAGAAAAATGAATGAATTTTATGGAATAATCAAGTTAGTAGACGGAACAGAAATGGTTGGTAATGTAGTATCATGTGATGAACAAGATGGATTTATTATTGAGAATCCTTTTGAAATTACTGTAGAACCTATCATGACTCCATCAGGAGAAATGTATAAAGTAGATATGAGACCTTGGATTAAATTCTCAAAGGAAGATATCTTCTTTATAGATAAAAATAAAGTATTTACTGTTGGTGAGGCAGATAGTAAAATCCTAACTCTCTATCGTAGCACTCTAAAGAAATACCTCAATAAAGAAGATAATAATAGAGTATCACTAGATAAAGAATTAGGATTTAAAAATAAGATTGAAGAAGCTAGAAAAATTCTAGAGAATTCTTTTAAACTCAATATTGATTCTTAAGGTCTCTAAGTACTCTAAAGAACTCTAAGACCTAATTTCTGAACCCTGACAGAGTTATTATACACACATTCCATGGTCTTGTCAACCCCCCCCCCCTGACCCCTTGACAAGACCCTTTC